AATCAGGCATTGCGCCAGATGGTCTGATTTTAAGAACTTTTTTGAAGACATGGGGTATGCTCCAACAAAAAAGCATACAATTGGCAGAAAAGACAACGATGGCAACTATTCATGCGGCCATTGTGAAGAATGTATGTCAAAAGGATGGGACAGTAATTGCGAATGGCAACCGTATGATTTACAGTCTAGAAACAGACGAAATAATCACATGGTTGCCTATAATGGTAAAACACAATGCCTATCAGACTGGATTTCTGAATTAAAATTATCGCCAACAACCGTTTTCCGTAAATTAAAACAAGGAGTTAGTATAGAAAAAATATTTAATAATGGGGTATAAAATAGTAACCATAGCTAGCAGAATACCAACCGAATCGTATTATACATTTACAGAGCATTTTACTTCTTTAAGGGGTGAAGGATGTCTTATCTTGGGATCAAATCCGGGAGAGTACGGAGGATTGGGATCAAAACCACGGCTTTTATATAATGCGATTAAGGCAGGACAAATACCAGAATCTCATATAATATTTAGCGATTGTTTTGATTTGGTTTTTTCTTGCCCACCAAAAGAAGTGTTTCTAAAATATCTTCAATTCGGAACTCCGTTTGTCATATCTGCCGAAAAAAATTGCTTTCCGGATACGTTTAAAACAGAATACGATATGCTGCCCTCCTCTGGAAGTCCTTATAAGTATTTAAACTCCGGAATGATTGTGGCTGAAACAGAAGCAATGTTAACTGTTCTTGAATCTATGGATGCAAAAAATATACCCAATGACTATTGGAATGGGCAACAAATGATTAATCCAAACGATCAGGAATATTACCAAAAAGAATTTTTAAAACAGCCAGTACCAATGGCGCTGGATACCATGCAAATATTATCTCAGACTTTGCACGAAGTTGAGTTAGACGAGTTTGATTTTTCTGAAGAACGAGTAAGAAACAAAACAACTAATTCCTATCCCTGCACCTTCCACTTCAACGGTGGATCAAAAACAAGCGGTGTGAGAGAACCAATACTTAAACATCTTGGGCTATGAGCGATATAAAATATGGGCTAATATCAAAAACGGACGCTCAAACTATTGAGAATACGCTTGACTTGATATGCCAAGAGTTCCCGGATGTAGAGGAAATTTTGAAAACGTGCGAAGTGGGCCTATATTCCGGGCTAACCAGCAAAGCCATTTGTGACTATTTGTTTTATAAAAAGCGCCGAATAAATGCTCATATCGGTATTGATAATGGGAAGGACGGTGAGTTGATGACGAATTTCCCCGATTCCGCTAGGTTTATAAATATGTCTTCAAGCGAAGCATATAAGCATATACCAGACAACAGCCAGCATTTTATATTTATTGACGCAAACCATTCATTCCCTTACGTAGTCAGTGATATATTTTGCTATGAAGAAAAAGTTAAGATTGGCGGGTATTTGCTATTTCATGATACCGGGGAACATATTAAGCAGTTCACCGGCTATCAATTAGGGGATAAAAACAGCCCCGATTCCTATATTTCTGTAAGAAGAGCATTAAAACGAACCGGACTACTTGATGACGAATTATATGGGTGGAGAAAAATATTTGATGAAGCTGATATTGAAGATGAAATGGGTGGTATTTGCGTATTTAAAAAGTATAAATAAATGAAACTTTCGGTAGTTATCAATTGCGACACTAGGCCCCAAAACGATGTGGCAGAGAAAATGTTTTCAGGCACGGTTAACAGCGATTTTCTCTTAGACGGAATCATAAACAAAAAAAGATTCTTTGCCGGATTTGACATTGAACTAATCGTTTATGTAGATGAGCATTTGCCTATCCCTCCCGAAATACTTCACGGTATGAGAATGATTGCCGATACAGTAGTAGCAAGAAAGCACACTACCGAAAATTCATTTAACGACTACAATTACGTTCGGGCGCTTTCAATGGCCTCCGGCGATATTGTTGTTCATTTCGATCAGGATACAGCGGCGTTTACATCTTCACCCGAACCAATAGAAGAATTAATTACATTATTGAACCACCATAAATTTATTTCCTACCCATCTCATTGGAGTCCAAAACCAGTTATTGATGAGTCATTCGGCCACAGAACATGGGCCTCCACAAGGTTCTTTATGTGCAAGAGAGAAACATTGCAACTTGATAACCTGAGAAAATGTATTGAAGAGCCAGAATGGGCATACGCAACATATGGGGATTCTCCAAGAAGGTTAAATTGGACGGAGCATTTTTTGACCTTAATGAACAATGATTCCTGCTATTACCCACCAATAGATTTAGAAAGGTATGCTATCTTTAGTTGGGGTTCTTATGAATCAGGCATCCTTAATATGCTCAACCATAATATTTATTCAGATATAAAAAACTGGATTTTAAAGGTCGGTGGTATAAACTATCCGGTGGACGTTAATATTTAAAACAATGAAATTTCCTAATCAATCTTTTTGGAAAGTTTTTAAAAAAACAGAAGGTGCCTTCTCTACTGCGGAAGCACTTGCGTTATATAATATTTGTCTTTCAGTACCAACAAATCAAGTCTGCGCTGAGTTTGGGGTGTATCTAGGAAAATCGGCTAGTGTTGCTGTCTCAGCCCTTATTGATAAAAACATTATTTTCTATTTGGTAGAGCCAGAAGCAGAAGACGAAGACTGGAAAAGAAAAATCGCCAAAACTGTCAATAAGGCAAGCAATGGAAATATCGAAATATGGGTTGCTCCAAAAACTTCTATAGAGTTCTTAAAGACAAATAAAAATGATTTTGGGTATGTATTCGTAGATTCGGGAGCGCACGATGATATGGTAATGGAAGAGGTAAAACTATTGGAGGACAGAGTAATTAAAGATGGAATTATAGCTTTTCATGATTTTTTAAATCAGTTTACCGCCGTTGAAAGAGCCTATAACTATCTTATTTCAACTGGAAAATATGTTCCGATTCCAATAAATTGGGAAGAAATATTTAATTATGTTAAAGAACATAATCTAGAAGAAGGGAACGTTTCATGGCATCAATACCCAGAATTGCCACACCCTCCGAACTTTGTAGGCGCAGTACGTAAATTATAAAAATGGCATACGTATATAGACATATAAGGTTTGACAAAAATGAGCCTTTTTATATAGGCATAGGAGAAAATAAGTATCGACATTCCGCTCTTGGTAATAGAAATCCGATTTGGAGGCGTATTGTAGCAAAAACAGAATGGGTAAGCGAAATACTATTTGATAATATAACTTGGGATTTTGCTTGCCAGAAAGAGATTGAGTTTATCAAGCTATATGGAAGAATTGATAGAAAAACGGGCACATTAGCGAATATGACTGATGGCGGAGATGGTAATTTAGGGTTAGTCCATTCTGAAGAAGCCATTAGAAAAATATCCGAATCTAGCAAAACTAGAACCGGATATTGGAAGGGCAAAAAAATGCCAAAAGAAGCAGCCATAAAAATGTCAATTTCTAAAAAGGGGAAACCCTTATTGAAGGCGATTGGAAGGAAACTTTCAGATAATCAAAAGGAATCCGTTAGAAAGCATAGTATTGGGAATAAGTATCATTTAGGACACAAACACTCTGAGGAGTCTAAGAAGAAAATCAGTGACGGGATGAAGGGTAGAAAGGCCCATAATAAAAAAGAGGTTCTTCAGTTTTCTAAATCAGGAGAACTACTATTCGAGTATTCATCCCTCAATGAAGCGGCTGCCAAAACAGGTTATTATTCTTACGCTATTTCATGTGCATGTTCTGGGAAAAGAAATACAATAAAAAAGGCATACGAATATTATAAAGGGTACATCTGGAAATTTAAAAGCAATTAAAAATGGATCAACAATTTACATCGTTTAAGCATCTTGCTAATTTGGGAGATTGCATAGCTATTATGCCATCATTAAAAAGATATTACGAAATAACTGGTAAAAAAGTAAGGCTATTGCAATGCTGCAATATTTTAGCAGCGTATTACCCCGGCGCGCGGCATCCTACTCTTGACGATGCGGGAAACGCCGTGTGTATGAATAACAAGATGTTTGAAATGGTAAGGCCATTAATTACATCTCAGGAATATATTGACGATATGGTTAAATATGAGGGCCAAAAAGTAGACATTGATTTGGATGTTATTAGGGGGAATGTTTTTGTAGGTATGCCAAATTTAATGATTCAGTCTTGGGTGATGTATGCCTACCCTGATTTAGCCTACGACTTATCGAAGCCGTGGATAAGTCTTCCAGATATTGAAGATCATCCAATCAAACAGCAGGTAGATGGGAAAATAATTATAAACTTTACGGAGAGATATAGAAATCAAGTAACCGATTACTTCTTTTTAAGACATCATGAAGCAAATATGATGTTTGCGGGAACAGAGAAGGAGCATTTTATCTTTTGCAATCAATGGAATCTGAATATTCCCAGACTGGAAGTAAATGATTTTTTAGAAGCTGCCTACGCCCTAAAGTATTGCAAATTCTTTTTAGGGTGCCAGAGTTTTTTATGGAACCTTGCTCAGGCAATGCACGTCCCAAGAATAGTAGAACTATGTTCGTATGCCCCCAATGTACAACCCTTTATTGGAGAAAAAAGTTACGGCTTTTTCCACCAAAAGGGGATAGAATATTACTTCGATCTTCTTAACCAATAGTGGATGCGAGTGTTGCCGCTGAAGTGTCAGTAGCGTACTTTTGTCCATGAACATTAAGGCCAGAAGGAAGAACTTCAACAATACCATAGCAATAGAAGTTTGCTACTTTAACCCCTTGTAAAAAAGGGTGAATGATAGTGTTGTTAGTGGGGAAGTTCATGATTGCAGAAGAACCCCAATCAATAATACGTGAACCCGGCGCGGCTGCGGTAAATGGAGGATTCCCCTCAATCATTCCGTATACACGGGTGTTAAAATGTACTGCCATAAAATAATTTTTTTAAGTGTAAGAAAGTATGTATGTCGGGAACGAAATTAGCAAATATTCGTATATTCAAGTTATTTTCTAACTTTGAGTGAAATTCCAGTCCAATGAAGTTGAGGCTTCCGGGGTCGCTTTATGAAGAGCCAATGGCTCAAAAAACTATGCTAAAGGTTGCCCCGCAGTCAATCGCTCCGGCCCCAAATCCTACACCAATCACAGAAGACCCCGATCCCAAAAAACAAAAAGTAACTAAAGTCGCTGTAGCCAAAAAACCATTTGATTGGAACGGTGAACTAAAAGCCGGATATAATAAGAAACTCAATTACGATAACCTCCCCGTTGGAGAAGTCGTAAAACAGGCGGCAAAGGAAGGGAAGATTGATCCTTCAGAACTATTGACATCGGCATGGGTGGAAGGATTGAATGAGGCCGCGATTAATCCTAACAACGTATCGGAAGCGTATAATAATGCGGCGGCTGGAATGCTGGCAGAAAATAAAAAGAGAAACATTCCCCAATCACAGCAACAGAAAATAGATACAAAGCAATTTCCTGTAGACGGGTTTTATAATTACGGACTGGATACCATAGGCCAAAACTACTCCCAACTTAAAAAGTATCTTCCGGAAGGCTTTGATAAAAGGTTACAATTCTACGATGCCTATAATGAAAGTGGAGATAAAATAAAAACAGCGGCTTTTAAATCTCATAAAGACGCTCTGATTGCAAAAGCAGCTTTCATGAATATGGAAAAAGAGAATGCTGCTAATTATGCAAAGAAAAAATATGGTGTTGATCTTGATAATAAGGCCAAAACGTATTTTACTATGGCGGCGTTTAATGGGGGGCCATTGGCTGCACAAAAAATGATTGATGAGTACGTTAAAGCAAAGGATAAAAATAAATTCATTGATGAAGGGCAAACAACATACTTGGATGGAAGGGTGCATAAGAATATATCTCCCCGAATGAAGATGCTTGCCACGGCTCAACAACTACTAAATGCCCCATCGCCATCTCCCGCGCCAATGCCAAATAGTTTTCCAATAAATTCATTACTTAATGTCCAATAATTTAAAGTACGTAAAAGACAGAATAATTTGTCGTGTTGATACTGAACAAAAGAATCACCACACATTTGAAAACGGCCAAACCATAAGAGTAGAAAGGGGGTTCGATAATTTTGATCGAAAACACACAGAACAGGTGTTAGGCGAAGTTGTTTCTTCTGAAAGCATTCCATTAGGCGCAATGGTATTATTTAATCACAACAGTCTCCACCAAGTAAATGAAATATTCAATCACTCAAACATTAGCGGAGCCGATATTGCAAGCGGCATAAAGATGTTTTCAATACCAGAAACAGAGTGCTACTTATGGAAGATGGAAGGAGAAGATGAGTGGCATCCAACCAAAGGATTTGTTATTGCAGATAGAGTATTTCAGCCTTACAATGGAATCATAGAAGGCATACCACCAACCAGAGTAAAGAATGTTCTGTACATAAAAACAGGAGAGTTTGCTGGCAAAGTAGCCCATGTATTAAAAGCAAGTGATTACGAAATAGTATTCCGTAATGAAAAAGGAGTAGAAGAAAGAATAATCAGGTGCAGACATTTTGAAGATCAGTGTCACGAAAGGGAAGAAATTGTAGCCATCAATCATGAACTCACAGACAAAGTTGAGTCCGGCGAATTACTTGTAGGGCTTACTCCATCTTCCGCAAAATCAATTCAAATAACAGCGTATGCCGACTGATGCAGAAAGGATAAAAGAGCTTGAAAAGGAATTGGAATTATACCGCCCTAACGGATCGGTAGCATTCTACTACGAACTCAATAGATTCCTCAATGCTACAGTATCTATGATGCGAAAGCAAAGCCTTGAAACATTAATGAGTGGAGGCAAGTCTGACGATGACCCTAAGAAGTTTGAAAAGATGATGACGCTAATAAAAAATGCAAAGGAACACGTTATTGATATGGCTGATATAAAATCAAAACTAAAATTAAGCGGGAACGAAGAAAAGGATAAGGAAGATATTCCATTTGCCGAATCAATAGCAGAGGTTAGAAAGTAATGTTATCCGTTGATATATATGGCAGTTTAGTTTATTGGCCCGATGCTCCCGAACATCATAAAATTGATGGGTGGGATTTGCCAAAGGAAAAACAAATGTGGGTCAGGAAAGAACTTCCTGACTTTTTTGATCATGTTGAGATTGACAAGGAAGGGGTGGCATCGTTAACATATCAGCAAAAAGAATACGCCTCTAAAGAAGTAGAAAGATGTAAGAAGGGGTACTGGTTTTATAACAACGGTGTTCCAACATATATAACAGGTAAAAATTATTTCTATTTACAATGGTGGAAGCTAGAAGATGATATATATCCGGATTATAGGGATGCGGATAGGAGGTACTTTCTATTTCTAAATCATTGGGAAAACGTATTATGGTGCATAGGAGTAGGAAGGGGTAAAAAGCGTAGAGAAGGGGCCAGTTCTCAGGCAACCGCGAACTTAATATACGAATGTATTTTCTTTACAAATAGCAATTGCGGTCTTGTCAGTAAAACTCAAATAGATAGCAGGGATACTTTCACCGATATGGCGGCGTTTGGCTATCATCAATTGCCCGTTTTTCTAAAACCAAGACAATTAAACAGAGCCGATTCGGTTACTGAATTGGTGTTTGCTGTTAAAAATGAAAAAGGCGTTTCAGGAACCAAAGGCACAAGATCAAAGATAAATTATAGAGCGCCGGTTGAAAATGCGTATGACCGTGGTAGAATGTCTCGTATCTTGGGAGATGAAGGAGGAAAGTGGCCTGCCGACGTTAAATTTTCCAAATTCATATCTAAGGTTACAAAAACAATGGTTAAGGGAGCAAAACGAGTTGGTTTTGCTGAATGCCCTTCCACTGTTAATGAATTAACTAAAGGTGGTGGCGCTGAGTTTAAAAAATTCTGGGATGGGGCCAATCAATTTAAAACAGGTGGCAAAAAGACTTCAAACAGGTTTGTAACATATTTCACGCCTGCATATGATAACTATGAGGGCTTCATAGATCAATACGGGATGAGTGTTATCGATGCTCCCACCGAAGAACAATACAAATATTTAGTAGAAAAATGGGTAGTTAAAGACCCAATAACAGGAGAAACAGTTAGTGAAATTTCTGAAGAAGATATTCGGTTAGGAGCTAGGGCTTATGTATTGAGCAGAAGAAATGGCCTTTCGGGAGACTTGCTGGAAGAAGAAATAAGGCAGAACCCTTGCACAGTTCAGGAAATGTTTGAGGCTGCCAATACAGACTGCGTTTTCAACTCCATAAACATCAACAGAAGAAAGAAAGAACTAGAAGAGAATCCTCCATTTAAGAGAAACATAATTTACTATAGGAATGAAGTAACAAATAAGGTTGATTGGAGAGATATTGACCCAAAGACAGAAAGTTTTTATTGGAGAGTTACAAATACTGGGAAGCCAGAAGATAGTAATAAGTTTTATTTTGACGGCAAAGTTAGAATGCCGGGAAGAACAAAGGTTGGTGGCATTACAGTAGATAGCTATAGTAACTCACAAGGCGGCAGAAAGTATGGCTCTAAGGCATCTGCATGGATAGGACTAAAATATGATATGCTTGACCCTATGAATACAGGGAAAGCTATCGGGCATTTATATGGAAGGCCAAAGGAGAAGGACGATCTTCACCGTCAGGTTATGCTTGCCGCAGAATATTGGGGATTTCAATGTTGGTACGAACACAATAGCGACGATTACGACGGTTTTTTCAGAGACAGGGGAAGAACCGGATATTTGGGGCGGTATCCATTAAGTACAATTGATCCAATAAAACTGAAAAAAGAAAATGTCGAAAGGCATAGAGGGTTTCCAACGACTCCATTTTCTCTAACTAAACAACTGGATGCTGGTATATCCTATTTTGAACACTTCTGCGAATTAATAGACTTTGAAGAACTATTGGAAAACGCGCTTATATTTGACGCTTATGATCGGACAAAGTACGATTGTGTAGTAGCATTCATGATGCTGATTGTTGTATTGACAGAGCCGGTAGTAACGCCACCGCCAAAGAAGCATCCTATCATAGAAGTATATCCTGCAAATCAAACAGCCAACCTTAACTAAAATAAGTTTTTGAATTTAAAAAAATAGTTATCTTTACTTGGAAGTATAGCCCTGACAAACAATGTCCAATGCCCCCAAAACCTCTCCCGCCTCCCTTGAGTCTGGGAGCGACCCCATAAAATCCTTTCAATTAACTACTGAAGGGATTTCTGATAAGTCTAGCGAGGCTTATGGGCTTGCTATCTCCAAAGAAATTAGTAACTACGTTTCCTCCGGTCTTGGAGGTTATTACTTCAATCGCAATGCCAGATTTATAAAAAACCGCAATTGGGCCAACGGACGGATTAATGTCCAGCAAATGTTTCAAGACCGCTTTCGGTTTGACGGCAAACAAAACTACATTCAACTTCACTGGAATACCCTTCAAATTGTTAATAGGATTGTTTCAGGATTAGTGGGCCGGTGGATGGCAAGAGGGGAAAAAATACAGGTCAAGGCAATTGATGACCTTTCTCAAAAAAATAAAAAGGACGAATACGATCAGATTGAATTTATTCTGGATAATCGCCAAAAATTACAGGAACTCCAACAGGAAAGCGGTGTGCAGATAATCCCGGAAGACCAATTTCTCCCCGGCGACAAAGAAGAATTAAAGCTATGGCAAGCGCAATTTCAGCGTATTCCAGAAGAAATTCTTTATGAAATAGGCTGTAATGATGTGCTTTCTTCAAACGGGTGGTTTGATGTATTGAAAGAAAAAATGCTTCACGATGCTTCCGAAGTACTATTCGTAGGTACTTATACTTGGATGGACAGTGAGGGGGTTATTCATGTGGAATGGGTAAAACCGGAAAACGCAATTTACTCTTTCTCTGATTATCCAGATTTAAGAGATACGACATGGAGGGGGCAAGTTCCGTCATTAAAAATCAGTGAAATACGCAAGCGTTACGGTAAAGAATTTGGCGGCAAATTGACCGAAGAGCAGCTTTGGGAGATTGCTCAAAAAACAAAAAACTATCAGTTAACCACAAATCTCACATGGCTGGATGATTGGCAAGTTGCCTATATCCGTCCGTATGACGAGTGGAATATAAGAACTATAGAGTTTGAGTTCAAAACCGTTGACAATGAGCCATATACCGTTACAAAAACAAAGTCAACCGGCAGTACCTATGTTCAAAAAGGCTATCCTTCTACCCCGTCAGGAAAAAGGCGCGAAAAGCCATCAGAAAACCAAAAGGTAATTGAAGATACCAATTGGAATATTTATCGCGGAGTATATCTTCCAGAATGTGACATACTACTTGAATGGGGGTTGAAAAAGAATATGATCCGGCCACAAGACCCCAAAGAAATTGGGAACGCTGAATTTTCATATTCTTATGTAATGCCACAGAATTACCAAATGCGTAATCTGGCAATTCCTGAAAAGATAGAAGCAGCGGTAGAAGGAATGATACTCGCTCTTTTAAAGATGCAACAATGCGTGGCTAGGATGCGTCCTACAGGAGCGGCAATAGATGAAAGCGCCTTGCAAAATATTGACTATGGTTTGGGTGAGGCTGGCAACAAAGACATTGACTACAAAAAGTTATACGATCAGACCGGGGATATTTATTACCGTAGCATTGGCCCAAATGAAGAAAGACTCCCTATTCCTATTCAGGAGTTGGCTAATTCAGGGTTCTTGGGGCAAATGGATGGCCTGATAAAGAATTATCAGTTCAATTATCAAACTCTTAAAGATGAACTAGGGGAAGACCCAAATCTTATATCCGCAGCACTTCAGCCAAGAGTAACGGCAGGAAACGTAGAGGCATCTCAAACGCAAGCCGAATACGCCACTGATTATATCTATAGGGCGTATGCAGAATGTATGAAAATCACAGCCAGAAAAGTGTCATGCCTTTTGAAAGATTCGGTTACTTACGGGGCTGCCGCCTATAGAAATCTAACCAAAGAAGATATTGATAAAAGAATTTTCTCTACCGATATACAATTCCTTCCAACAGAGCAGCAGGTGCAGATATTCAATCAAATGATGACTGAGGCTATGCGGTCAACGCCAGAACTAGTCTTGTTCATTGATCCATTCCAGTTAATGCGTGTGGCAAGAGAAGATGTGAAATTGGCTGAACTCTTATTCCGTCAGGGTCAAAAGAAGATGCTGCTTCATCAACAAATGACAGCGCAGCAAAACCAGCAACAAACAATACAGGGTCAAATAGATGCTGCAAAAACAGCCGAAGAGGAAAAGAGAAAGACAAAGGATATGGAGATGGAGGTGGAAGAAAGAAAGACGAAACTGACCGGTCAGGCGCAAAATCAGACAGCCGTAGTAAATATGGTTGCATCATTTTTTAAACCTTCAGCCGAAGGGATTATGCCCTCAATTCCTCCTGAATTAAAGCCATTGGTGGACGCAGTGACACAAAATATACTTGTAGGGGCTGTTGCGTCTACCGAAGAACAAAAACAACAGATAATACAGCAAATGCAACAGGCGCAGATGGAGCAGCAGCAAGAGCAGATGCAACAACAACAAATTCAACAACAGCCGCAAGAACAGGTAGCGGCATAAAATAAAAAATATGGCAATCGCTGTTAATTTGGACATGACGCAACAGTTTAAGCAGAATGTCTACCGTATATACCAAGATTTGTCAGGATGGGATAGATTTTCTATTCAGCCGGTTGGAATGACAAATCCAATCTACGTCTACGGTACTAACAATCCCAATGCCTTACAAGGCGTAAGAGACGGTAATGCGCAGCTTGCCACAGATCATACACCGGTGCAGGTAACAAACCTTGCAAGTGGAACAGCCGGAACAAGTATAACTACTGCCGGTTTATACAAAGGGGATGTAAACTTTAAATTCCTGCGTGTCTCAGGAGGACAGGCAGATGTGTACAGGTTATTCCTGCACCTAATTAAAATTGATTAAAAACAATCATTATGTCAGAAGAAATCAAAGAAGAAGCGCAGCAAACCGTTGTGCAAAATCCATTCGATGATAAGAATTGGAAAGAACCGGGATCAGAAGAAATTAAGGAGGAGAAAAAAGAAGAAGTTATTGAAGAAAAGAAAGAAGAGGTAAAAAAGGAAGAAGAAGAAATACTCGATCCAAAGGATTACCTGAAACGTGAGTATGGATGGGAAAGCCCAGAAGATGGTAAAAAAGAACTCGAAGAATTAAGGGCATTAAGGGCCGCAGCAAAGACACCGGAAGAAATAAAGTTCGCCAATGATGCCAGTAAGCAGTTCTTTGATTACCTGAAGGAAGGAAAAGAAGAAGATGTTTATTCTTTCCTTGACAAAAAAAGAAAACTATCTACGGCAGACAAAATGGATGCCGCGTCAGCAATAAAGTTAAACATTACCCTTAAAAACGAGCATTATACTCCCGAAGAAGTTAATGACTTGTTTAATGAGCAATATTCCTATCCTAAAAAGCCAGTTCAATATACCGATGAAACCGACGATGACTTTAATGAACGTGTAAAAGAACATGAAGAAACGGTAGCAAGGATTAACCGAAAAATTGAACGTGATGCCAAAGACGCAAAACTGTCTCTGGCACAAATGAGTACAGAATTAGTTCTTCCAGATATTCCAACGAAAACAAATGAACCTGCTGCCAAAAAAGAACCAACTCCACAAGAGTTGGAAGAGGCAAAGAAATTCAAAGATGAATTTTTAAAAGTAGCGGCTGGTTCAGTCCAATCATTCAACGGGTTTTCTACGGCAGTAAAAGACAAAGATGTTGATTTTACGGTAGCCTACGGAACTTCGGACGATGAAAAACAGTTTCTTTCAAAACAGATTCAGGCTTTTACAGAAAGCGGTTTTGATGCAAATGTATTGTTTGCTGGCAGGTGGTTAAATGAAGACAAAACCATCAACACAACCCAGATGATAAAAGATTTATCATTGGTTGAAAATGCCGACAAAGTAATGCAGAAAATAGCATCAGAAGCTGCCAACCAAAGGCTAGAAGAGTATTTGAAAACCAAAAAGAAGATTGACGTTAACGAACAAAAGCAGAACGGAACATTTACCCCTGACAAAGATGGTAAAACCGAAATGCAAAATCTTCAGGAATTTTTCTGGAATCAGAGCTAGTTGTTTTATTTAACAATTAAATTTTAAAACAATGGCAGGGATTCCTACCTCGAATATCCTCCAACCCGGTAACATCAGCTTATCAGGTGGAGCAACAAGGCAGTTAATATCTGATCTTCAGTTATTGACTCCTCAATTTTATAACAAGTATGTAGAAAAATACGGTAATGAAGAATTTTTCATGTGGCTTGCTACATACGGCGGCATGGAGCAGGTAAATAACAGGAACTTTTTCTGGTTTGAAAATCGTGGTAAATTAATGCCAGCGGTTACAAATCTTAGCTTGGTTAATGCTCCGGCAGCAGGCGCAACAGTAACAGTTAATATTCCGGCAGCCGATCTTTACAACAGTGGTACTCAAAGTGCTTTGCGTGTAGGCGAAACTGTTCGTATTGCTTCTAACAACGTAGAAGGTGAAATCTTAACTGTTCCCGCAGTAGATCAGTGTACAATCAGGCCAAAAAAATCAACCCTTGCATTCGCTGGCCCAACCGGAAATCTGGAAGCAGGCGAAATCCTGATATTTGGCGGTATGGTGGATGTTGGTGAAGCATCTACGCAAAGGGAGCCTCTTATTCACTTGGATACAAGGTATGATAACAACATTACTGAAATCCGTGAACCGTGGAGTGCAACTGACCTCGCAGAAATGACCGAGGTTTTCTATGACAGCGGTGTTTCTGGAAGTCTTCCCGGCGGTGGCGGTCAGGCTGGAACCAGCTACTTTACTTACAAAGGTCTGGTAAAAGCAAATACCCGTTTCAAAAATAACATCGAATTAAAATTGATGCGCGGGGATGCTGTAACAAATACAGGTCTTCTTTCATCTACTTCTGTAGGTACACAAGGATTTATTCCAAAGGTTACTACAGACGGCGAAACAGTTACATATACTCCCGGCACAATGGACATTGCCAAACTTCATGAGATTACCCGTATCATGGATGTTAATGGCTGCGCCAAAGACAATATGTGGCTGATGGATATTTTCCAACGTCAGGATTTCACTGATGGTATTTTCAAAGAGTTTCCTGCCGGTGCATGGGTATGGGGTAAAAATGAAAACTCAGAAGATGCCGCTGTTAACTACGGCGTACAATCAATGTACATCGATGGCTATATGCTGAAGGCTAAAAAATACAAAGAGTTCAACACCGAAGTAACAACCGGCAAAACTCCTTTGGTAGATGCCTTCCGTAACTACGGTATCATTGTTCCGATGGGAACTACCCGCGATGCCAAAGATGCAAGCAAGATTTACAAAAACGTTACCGTAATGTATCAGCAACCACCCAAAGGCGGAACTATCGGAAACGGTATTCGCGTATGGCAGTATGGTGGCGGATCAGTAAATGCAACTGATGGAACAATGCGCGACCAAGTGGCTATGATCACATATAGGGGGATCAGAGTATGTGCGGCAAATCAATTTGTTATCGTACAGGATTAAATTATCGGAGAAAAACCTCCAATATTCAATGATAAGCAGCCCTGAAATACGGGCTGCTTTCTAAAACCTCTCACAGAGAGGGGCTATATGCCTTAAAACAAATAACAATCAAAAATTAAAATCATGGCAACATTAAAAGATGTTCAACTCTCCCAAAGCGGAGAAGTAAACAAGGAGTTAGAAACGAGCAGTATTTCAGGTGTAGTGGCCGCAAATCCAGACTCAATTATAATCTTTAAACTGGTAAAGAAAAACAAAGGACGTGTGTGGATTGACGGAATTTGCGACAATGTGGTCAACCCGAAAACAGGCAAAAGGGAAAGGATTTGGCTTCTTAAATCGGCAGATAGTATTTGGCAGACAGACCTTCAGGAGTTGATTAAGAACGAAAAATATATGCAGTCAAATAGAAGGAGCCTGCTTTTTGAAGATGGGTATTGTAAAATACCGGCGTGGGATGAAAGAGCCATTGAATTTGCAGAAGCCCATAATGGAAATATAAAAGTTAAGGGAAGAAAAAGCGGGTATAAAAATGAGTTCTATCGGTATGATGCACAAGAAGCAGCAAGAGAGGCGCATGCAAAAGAAATGCACGAAATAAAAATGGTGTTGAAGGCAAGCGAGATGCCAATAGAAAAAGTGAAAAAACTGGCAATGTTCTTTAATATCAGGATAACAGATGACTTTGGAAATTACAAAGGGGATGACGGAGTAAGAACAGAACTTATTTTAAGAGCAAAGCGTGATCCGAAAAACTTTGAAAAATATATTGAATCAAAAGAAGTAGAGATTTCCTACTTGATTAAAAAAGCTATTTCTGATTCAAAAATTGATATAGGTGGTTCAGATGGAAATGCAATATGGGCAAACGGAAAAGGATTTATCGGTAAAATTCCGATTGGAAGAAAGCCTGATGAATATCTTACTGAACTAGCCATGACGAACAGCGAAGAAGGAAGATCGTTTAAAGAACAACTTCAAACAATATCATCTTGACAGTAGATACGGCATACAGGATAGTTCAGGGTCTTTTAGAAAAGAATCAGCAAGGCTACGCAACTCCCGATGAGTTTAACCTTTATATCAATCAGGCCCAACAAAGTTATCTTGACTATCTTTTAGGCCAGTATCAAAAATATCAGCCGGGGAGAGGAATCGCCCCGGTTCACTTTTCTCAGAATCAACGGGTAAGGACTTCATTGGCCCCGCTCATTTATGGTACTATACTAAACGTAGATGGTACTGGCAGGTCTCCTTACCCTTCTGATTTTGAGCAGGTTGATGCCATGTGGAGCGTTTATGGGTTTTACCGGATCAGGTTTACGCAGCAAGATAGTTTATGGTCAAGGGTAAATTCAGTTATTGATCCGGTGAGCAGTAATCCACTTTATCTTTTGAATAAGGATGGGTTCCAGTTTTATCCAGAAAACATATCTCAGGCTAGGTTAAGCTATGTAAGAAAAACTCCAACGATTATATGGGCTTATGTTACTTATGTAAGCGGAGAGCCTATCTATGATCCATTAAATAGCGTAGACCCTGTTTGGAGTGATACAGATATGTACAACATAATTGTGAGAGTATTGCAGTCATTCGGGGTAAGTATGCAGTTGGGAGTAGTGATTGATTATTCTCAGAACATTAAAACAAATGGTCAATAATGCGGCGCATTGAATTTATAGAACGATGTCTGAGGCAGATTTATGGTGACAATCCTAATGATGACTCATCCATTACCTATAACCTTGTAAATAGCTGGTTACAGGATGCTACTGCCGTTGCTGCAAAACAAAACAACAAAGAAAATATTGCATTAGAAGGGATTTCATTTACAAATAACAGTTTTTACACCACCTTTAAAGGTCTTACAATTACCTACAATGACCGTTTCTTATATCGTGTGACACTCCCGCAAATCCCCTTAGGGATTGGCACCTCAGATGGCGTTTCCACTGCGGTATTGAAGGATACTGATGGCGCTATTACCTATCCGATAGTACTGATTAGCCAAAACCAGCGTACTTATTCTCCCGGAATGCGTCCAATCCCCAATAAATTAATTGGGTATATAGAAGGGGAATACATGTATCTAATAAGCACGTATATCATAACAGATATGACGGCATCGGTAACAATGATTTCGGCAGGTGATTCAACCGATTTGAATAGCACTTTGAACGTGCCAAGTGATTATTTTCCAATAATTGTTGATTACATAAAACAGCAGTTATTGTTTGAAAAGACTCAGCCCGTAGACACAACCAATAATGGCAAAGACGTAAATCCAGAAGCATGAAAGCAATAAGAGATAATGTATTGGTAAAACCTTTTGAATCTGACAGCGTAACAGCGGGCGGTTTATATGTCCCAGATTCATGCAAAGAGATCAGCAATAAGTGTACTATAGTATCCGTAGGAGAGGGAACACCAAAAAAGCCAATGAGATTAAAAGAGGGGCAGATTGGCTATAGGGTACGTGATTGGGGGTGCGAAGTACTGATTGATGGGGAACTTCATTACTTAATGAACCAAGACGCAATTATAGCATGGGAATAAACTACATAACACTTGATTCGGTAATTAATGATTACCTGAATGAAAGCGAACAGTCAAATTCTAAGTACTTTAAGATTTGGCACATAGCTTTTCGTGGGTTGGAGGATTTGGGTCTGGATTTTTTCTACATGGTAAAAACAGCAAAACTGCCAGTAAATTCAAACCTGACTGTGAATATCCCTGCCGATTATTTGAATTGGACAAAAGTAGGTGTGCTGAATAGTGTAGGAGAAATAATACCACTTTACTACAATGACAAACTAACATCCTTCGCTGATCTATCTGCCGATAGATTGTCAAAGACTCAGGATAATACAATATTCGATTGGAATAATTGGGGGCCAAACACATGGTGTAATTACTGGAATGGATACGGCTATACTAATATTTATGGAGTTCCTAGCGGAGCGCCATTCGTCGGAAGTTTTAAAATTGACAATAATAACGGGGTAATTATACTGGATCAAACATTCTATTATGATTACATTATGATGGAGTATGTGTCAAGTCCAAAAGAAGGCGAAGAATACTATTTGCCGGTTCAATTCCGGGAAGCATTGTTATCGTGGATAAGGTGGAAGGATATTATAAGCATACCTGTTAAAACCCATATGCAGAATACAAATGTAATGATGAGAGAGAAAAACTTTTTCAGGGATAGAAGGAATGCAATAGCAAAGTTTAAACCAATAAGAATATCGGAAATGTATCAAGCCTCTCAGGAACAAAGTAGATTGGCGATTAAGAGTTAATAAATGATTATAACAAATACATTTGACGGCAAGCTAAATCTGGACGATCAGGCGTTTAGAATCCAGAACGGAGACTACGTTGAAGCCCTTAATATAACAAGGGATTCTCCCGGAGATGGGGAAGATGTGGTTATAACAAATGTAATAGGGAATGAAGAAGTTGATTATACTCTACCATCCGGAACAAACAAAGTTATAGGATCATTTGCAGACAGGATAAGAAACAGGGTTTACATATTTATATGGAACAGCAATAACTTTGATTTAGTTCTTTACTATAGCAGAGATAATGACACAATAGTAAAACTGATCGAGAACACTACTGATACCGATGGGGATATATTAAACTTTAATCCATCCAAGAAAATAAATCACATTGATATAATATATAGGGATACCGATGGAGATTTGCTATATTGGACAGATGGCAATACTACCCCCAAAAAAATAAATGTAAGTACTATTGGCGATACTCTGCCAATAAAACGCAATTTCATTGAAGTTGCAAAGGCTCCTCCGTTATCTGGCCCGACTTGTCAATATGGCTCCGATTCTACAAAAACTGCCAACGCCCTCAGGAAGAAATTATTTCAGGCAACTAGCAGGTTTCAATATAATGACTTTGAAAAAAGTACTTTCTCTACCTTTAGCAAAATACCGCTTCCAATAGGATACTATGGTAGCGATAATGATGTAAGTAATGCAAAGAATAATTTCATAACAATAACCGTAGAAACGGGAGATACTAATGTCATAGCTATTGAAATAGCAATAAGATTCAGTATAAATAACGCATGGAGTGATTTGATTCTTGTTACCTCCCTTAATAAGGAACAGTTATCAATCCCGGATAATAGCACCTATCAATTCCTTTTTTATAATGATGGTATATATCCTCCAATTTCTGATGGGGTACAATATGTAGATGGTGTACAAGTGGTTCCTCTTTTTTATTGGGTTCCTCAATTAGCAGACTGTCAGGCATTGGCTAACGGAAACGTGCCGGTTTATGGAGCTATAACAGAAGGGTATAATAATTATCCAATAAGCCAATTGGATGTTACGATGACTTCTGAAAATGTAACAAATGTCCCTCCCGATTCCGATCCACCCGCAGTAACGTATTCAAATTTTTCTGGGCCAGATTATTTGGGTTATTTATTTACAGTAACTGGTACGGTGCTGGATGGTGTTGTATATAATGTTTCATTTACTGTGTTTACAAGTCCCGATCCAACGGTATATACGGCAACATATACGGCACTTCCCGGAGATACAGTAGATGATGTTGCTACCGGACTTTATACTTCAGCAAACTCAATATATAGCAGCGATTATTTTGTATTATTGCCTCCAAGCGGTGGGTTCCCTGTTACAGGGGCAGATCAATTTGGAATAGGTGTTTTATATTCAAATCCGGGTGATGTGTCTGTTTCTGCGCCTACTATAACAGTATCTGGCGCTACTCCAACACCGGGACAGGCGGCTACTGAAAAAACATGGCTATGGGCATCTACTTATATATTTGGACTCGTTTATGTAGATGAGCAAAATAGAGATATGCCCGGTGTAACAACTTTTCAGAATGCAACGGGAGGAGATAATGATTTTTCTGTAGACACGCCGGTATTTTCTGAAGATACCGGTGAGGCGCAAACCCCTGTTATTTATGCCAGCATAAACCATTTGCCTCCTGCCGGAGCCGTAAAATATTATTGGGTAAGAAGAAGGCAAACGTACGCTGATTTCTTGTTTTATGAAACTTGCGATTATCAAGACCCATCGGATGGATTCCTGTATTTCTGTCTGGCTAACATAGAACAATTTAAGGAAGATAATAGCCAGTTTATTTATGGAACTGCCCCAATCAATCCGGAAAGCAGGATAAAAATCATAGCAGGAATAACAACTAACGCATATGATGGCAATGTTTATACCGAAGATTACCAAATACTTGGAACAGTAACTAGAACGCTTACGGGTGGAAGCAGTCCAGCCAATGATAAATTATTCATTAAAGTTACTAAGCCAACAGACCCATTATCAGGCACATATCAGGCAAATATGCTGGTAATGATATATACACCAGCCTCTAATCCAACCACATTAGCCGATAGTGTTTATTACGAATGGGGGGAATCTTATGATATTTATTTTCCTCAAACAATAAGATATAGTAGCTTAACATCACAGTTTGATATTGGTGAAATAATAACAGGAGGAACAAGCGGGGCTACGGCTACTATATGTGAAGATGATGGGACTCAATTAATGGTGATTAAAATAATTAGTGGAACATTCATAGTTGGAGAAGTTATAACAGGATCAACTACAGGAGCCACCGGACAGATTGTTACTGTGACAGTAAGTTCGGTTGCCTATCATTCAGGGATGGATCAAAACCAGACAGCCAATCAAACCGCTGATTTTACTTGGGTGGAAGGAGATGTTTATTTCCATACCAGAACAATGTATAATGAGCTACTAAGTGACCCATTTGACTCAGATACGGTTAGTTTAATGGATGCCAATTATTCAGATTTCTTTGATAGCGCGGTAAATGATAATGGAAGAGCGCAGGCAATTGAGGTAAATGCCCAACAACTATATAATCCAGTTCTGGTAAGATTTGGAGGAGCATATCAGGCCGGAACAAGTGTTAATAAAACATCAGATTTTTACTTCGAAAATTTCGAAGAAGCAGATAGAAGATTTGGAGACATAAGGAAATTGTATATACGTGACAGGTATATGCGCTGCTATCAGAAGTTTCAGATAGGAATATTCCCAATCCTGCTTCAGATTATTAGAGATACGGCAGGAAACCCATTAGAAGCAAATAGTGATACTCTCATCAACAAGATAAACTATCCTTATTCCGGAAATTATGGTATTGGCGATGTGCCTGAAAGTTTTGCCGCTGATAATTATTCGGATTATTTTGTAGATAATTATAGAGGCGTAGTATGCCGCCTTTCACAAGATGGAATAACAGTCCTGTCGGTAGTATACAACTGCAATTCATTTTTTGCAAATAAACTCCCATTGTTTAGAAAGTCATTAAACAATGGAAATCCGGCATCGGGACAAGTCTATACGGGAGATGCAACCGTATACGGATTATTTGAAGCAAAAACAAATAAATACATAGTATCACTCGAAGAAATAAACAGGTATGATGGAGACGGTAATTTAATATTTCACCAAGACCCATACACGCTCTCATTTAATGAGACAAGAGATAAAAAAGAAGGATTTGAAAGTATGCTTTCGTTCTATCCCGAAAATATGGTCTGTATTGATGTTTTATCAATAGCATTCAAAAGTGGTGTTCTTTGGAAATTCACTGAGGATGCGCCAAGATGTAATTTCTTTGGAGTTCAGTACGATGCCTATATAACAGGCGCATTTAATGAAAATTCTCTTGAAAAAAAAACATGGCAGTCATTGACTGAATTAGCTAGTGATGTATGGGAATGTCCGATTATTTATTCCAACACAAATAGCTATGCCGGTCAAAGACAGGAAACTGCATTAGTTACTGAAAATTTCAGAAATTTGGAAGGCAATTTCCATGCAAGTTTTAGGAGAGATCAAAATAGTATCGGTGGGCTGATTAATGGGGGTTATATTAAGGGAAACTTCATTGTAATTAGATTTATGAAAAGAAGTGCCTCGTCTTTGGTTTATTTAAACGGGGTTTCAGTTAAATATATAACAAGTCCGGTAACGGTTAAATAATAATGTTATGCCAGCATTACCTTTTATAGGCGCGGGAATAGGAGCAATTCAATCTGTAATTGGTGGAATTAAAGCGCACAAGGCAGAAAAGAAGTTGGAAAGGCTTCAGACCCCTACATATGGCGGTAGTTCATCTATTATGGACTACTATAATAAGGCACTGCAACGATTTAATGAGAATCCATATCAATCTCAGCAGGTACAATATGCCAACCAAGTAGCTGATAGGAGTCAGGCCGCAGGCGTAGGCGCACTACAAGATAGACGAAGTGCGGTAGCCGGGATAGGAAGACTTTCGGCTATACGAAATGACGCTGGCCTAAAAGCAGGAGTAATGGCAGAAAATGAACAGGCTCAAAGATTTAACCAATTAGGCAATGCTTCCGAAATGAAAACAGCCGACG